TCCCGCAGCTACGAGCTTCTCAAACGAGTCTGATAGCCCCATGGTTACGCCATGCTAAACTTTGGACTGTTGCCAAAGCAACGGCAAGCGCCGCGACGGTGCTTGTTTACCGCAGTGTCGCCAACATCGTGACCTTCTTCTCTCAGCGCTGCGGCGATTATCGTGTTCGGTAGTCGACTAGGATTTCCGTACGGAACCTCAAGAACCTTGATTAGTTCTGCCTTGTCTTCTGGAGAAAGCTTTTCTCCATAGATAAGGTTTCCAATCTTGCACGGAAGGCCAGCGCCAACAGGCTTGGTCTTTTGTAGTCTGTCTGCAAGAGACATCTTTACCTCACTTGATTAGTTTTCACTCCGGCTTTGGAGCTAGGTCTATTGTATCTGTAAGTTAGGTAAAAGACAGGTTATTTATGAACTTTATAGTATCTTTTACAGTAGCCTAAACTGTGCTTACAACAATGCAATCTACGGCGCTACTGCGGTTTAGCAACTGCTTTGTTACTGCTTCTTATCTACAAGAAGAATGAGTAGCTCCTTGACGACCTTGAGCTCGGCGGTCGTCTCGGTAGCTTCGTCGTGAACCCTTGAAACCTGGTCTGCAAGCGAGCTTCCGCCGTTTGGCCACAACTGGTGTTCTACTCTAGTGAGCCGCTCTGATATTGAGCGACCTTGATAGTCAACTCCAATGGCATCATCGAGTCTGCGAGCTATCTTGTAGATAGTTATTAGAAATCCAAATATAACAATGATACCGCCAGTTATGCTGGCAGCAGTGATAATAGTCTGTTCAATGGTCACAATAGTTCCTGGGATAGTTTTTGTGAAAGCCTATATACATATTTTATTCCGTAGCGTATTTCACTAATTAGTAGCAAAAACACCGGTATGTTGGCGCATACACGCGGGTTGCCCGTTATAGTTAGTACTGTCACAAATACCGCAAACCGAAAACAACCGTATAGAGCAAGAAGTGGTGTACACAGCGAAGTGGCTGTACGGTAGAAAATAGGAACAATGAGCCAGACACAACGACGCCTGAGCGTAAGAGCAGTCGCCATGACATACGGGCTTCCAGCACGCATCGTCTCCCGCGCTATTGAGAGCGGCGAGCTTCAAGCAATTATTACCACGACTGAAACTGGCCGAGAGCGTGCATATATATCTAGTGCCGACGCGGCTAACTGGTTCGAGTCTCTCGCCACTTCAGGCGAGAAGGCAACGGCCTGACTATGGTTACTACATGGGACTCGGCAGAAGGCCGTCTGCACAACGCGGCCAAGTGGTACGCAGAACAAGGATGGAACATCCTTCCTTGCTATGGAATCATCGGAGGACGGTGCACCTGCAGCAGTCCTCACCGGGAGCCCAAGGACATCGGTAAGCACCCTTCTATTCCTGAATGGAACACGCGTGCTACCTCGGACGTTAGCGTAATTGACTCGCTCTGGCAGAACTCTCCACAGAACAATATCGGTGTAAACTGCCAGCCGTCCGGCTTCTTCGTCATTGACATCGACCCGCGTTCTGACGGGACAACATCGTTTGACAAGTTTGAACAACTCGTCGACGGCGCACTTCCTCCCACCGTTGAGGCAGTAACTGGAAACTACTCGTACAAGGGCGGAGAATCTCGTGGGCGTCACCTCTTCTACAAGTGCGACCCTAGCGAGCAACTCGTTGGAAACCTTAAGGCGTCGGGTCTTCCAGGTATAGACATCAAGCACAACGGGTACGTCCTGATTGCGCCGTCGCGCCACTTCTCCGGTGTCTGCTATGAGTGGGCACCTGGTCACGCGCCGTGGGAAATGGAGATGGCCGAGGCTCCAGAGGAACTTCTTGCCGTTCTACGTAAGCGCGCGCGGCGGACCACATCGCTCGGATCCGCTGAATGGGGTTGGACTGACGACCTCGACTTTGGCGGCGAGCGCATTGACATGGATAAGCTTCTTGAGGAAGGTATTGACGAGGGCGAACGCGCCATCAAGCTCTATCAAATGGCTTGCTCGCTTGCAAACAAGTTCCCGGTAAACACGGAGGCTGGACGTCTTGCAGTTGAGACAATGATGATTCGTTTTAACGCCGAGAAGGTTCGTCCTCCTCTTGAACTCGAGGGACCGGGCGGACTGCTTATGCACGTGCGCCGCGCGATTGACTACGTTGTTGACAACCCTAAGACCGAGCGCATCTGGCCTGGCCTGCAGGAATGGGCTAACCGTTCACAGGCAGAAACGACATCTGCAAGCACGGGAAAGACATCGGTTACTTCCTCTGGGATGGTTTCAACACCGGTGCAGACTAATCTTCCAGGAACTGTTGGCGGTGCAGTCAGCCGCGCAATTCACCAGGGAGACTCGGCATCGCACGCATCTAACCTGTCAAACATCGACGTTCCTAAGGACCCGGACTCTCTTACCGAGGAAGAAGGTGGTCAGCCTGGGATGCGAACGTTGTCAGACGTTGGTAATGGCCGACGCCTTGTTGACACGTTTAGCGACGCTGTGAGGTACACACCCGGGCTCGGCTGGTTCAACTGGGACGGAACCTACTGGAAGCCTGACGTTGAAGAGATTGAAATGCGCGAACTTGCCAAGCGTCTTGCCCCGATTATCGCTAGCGAGGTTGTCAACTACAACGAGCCTGACAAACAGGGCGAGGTAGTCAAGTGGGCGCAACAGGCAAAGTCTAACGCGCGACTCGGCAACGCAATTGAAAGCGCATCGTCTGACCCGCGTGTGCAGGTGAACGTTTCAACGTGGGATAGCGACGAGTACCTGCTTGGCGTTGCTAACGGCGTTATCGACCTGCGCACTGGAGAGCTTCTTCGCGGACGACCTGACCTTCACATCACACGGCGTGCGCCTGTCGCCTACGTGCAAGGTCTCCGCAACACGCGCTGGGAACAATTCATTGACTACGCGACGGGCGGGGACAAGGAGCTACAGGACTGGCTACAGCGCGCTGCTGGTTACTCGCTAACTGGTTTGCGCACGTACGATGTCATGTTCCTTGTCTATGGTCCTCCTGGGTCTGGTAAGAACACGTTTGTTGAGGCTCTTGTCAAGTGCCTTGGTACGCAAGAGTACGCGTGGCCTCTTGACTCAAGTATTCTTGCTCAAGGAGACGGCCAGTCGCACGGTTCGGATCTTTACCACTGGGCAGAGCTTCGTGGTCGTCGTCTTGTCTGGGTTGACGAACTGCCTGACTCTGAGCGTATGAAGGAGAACTCAGTCAAGAAGCTTACCGGTTCTTCTGAGATCTCGGCTCGTTCTCCTGGTGAGAAGCCATTCACATTCCAGTCACAGGCAAAACTATGGGTTACCACTAACCACAGGCCTATCATCAACGATGACGCCATGTGGCGACGTATTCGACCTATCCCGTGGAGCAAGGTGCCTGAGTCTCCTGACCCGGAACTCAAGGCCTACATCTTTGACCCTGAAGGCGCGCTGCCTGCTGTTCTGTCCTGGGCAGTTGAAGGAGCAATCAAGCTTCTTGGGTCGAGCGCGCGTGACGGTCTTGGCTGGTGCTCAGCGGTTGCTGAGGCTGCGGACATCTATCGTAAGAACGAGGATCGTATTGGTATCTTCCTGTCTGAGGAGACTCGTCCTGCAGAGGGAATGAACCTTCCGTTGAAGGCCTTGTACGCTGTGTACCGCGTCTGGTCCGAGGAACGTGGCGAGCGTCCGATGACTCAGATTGCGTTTCAGCGCAAGATGGCTGACCGTGGTCTCGAGATTACCGGTGTTGGTTCCCGCGCTGAGATCGCTGGACACCAGATTGTTCCGCGCGTCGTGAACACGACTGACGTTGACTGGTCGATGGCGACACGGTTTGCTCGATGATGGACGATGACAACTCCGCTGAGTACGTTTTTAGTATTCCAGGGCACGTTACAAAGGTCTTTATTAGCGGTCCTATGACCGGGTATCCAAACTGGAATCACGGAGTGTTCAATGATGTTGCCATGCAGTTGCGCATCTTTGGATTCACTGTCGTGAACCCTGCGGAATTCTTTGATGGTGACACGACGCGTCGCAGGGAAGAGTACATGCGCGAGTCGGTTATCAAGTTGCTAAATGAAACCGAGATGGTCGTTCTCCTGCCTGGCTGGGCAGACAGCTCTGGTGCACTTGTCGAGGCGTCAATTGCCTATGAGCTTGGGTACGAGCTAGGTGAGTTAAAGTTTAGAAAAGACCTAGATGAAGTACTCTAAAAGAGATACTTCTGTACAAAAACACGTTATAGTGTAATTGTCGCGGATGCTTGGGATAGTGTCGCACAGGACCGTCAGCAGAGATGCTGGCGGTCCTTCTTTACATAAGCGACTTTCTCACGGTCGATCCGTGCCACTGCTCACCACCAAGCGCAGTCGGGACTCCTCGAGAGTTAAGCTCGTTTGCAATTGCGTGGTACGACAGTCCGGCCTCTCGCATGAGGGACATCTCCGCGAGGACAGGAAGAGGTATCTTTGTCTTAGGACCAACGTCCTTGCCCCACACCTGACCGCGCGCACGACGGTCGCGGTGGACGTCCTTCTGGCGCTCAGCGATAATCGCCCGCTCCATCTCAGCAAGAGCCGACATGATTGTGACGACGAATCGTCCCTGGTACGTAGACGTGTCCAGGTTTAGGTCGAGCATTACTAGACGCCAGCTCTTCTGGTTTGCCCGGTCGACTATGCTGAGGAAGTCCTTGGTCGAGCGCGCCAATCTATCTACGCGGGTGACAAATAACGCGGAGGCTTTGCCATCGTCTAGGCGCGCCAGAGCGTCTGTTAGAGCTGGTCTACCCTTGATTGACTTACCGCTTCTACCTTCCTCGCGGACAAGCTCAACGTTAGTGTACCCAGCGTCGGTTGCAGCCTTGCGAAGGTCGCGCTCTTGGGCGTCAAGTGAGATACCTTCACTGGCCTGCATTGCCGTCGACACTCTGGCGTATAGCAAAGCTAGGTCATCTAGGTTTGGCATGTTTGATTCTCCATATTCATCAAATTCCGCATAGATGTACAACTTATTCCTTGGAAACTAAAGGAATCATGATGTACACCTTTACGGGAAAACGTGTATGAAAAACATCGTAATAGGCGCACACTCTATCTAGGTTTCTGATATCATAGCCACATGAATATACTCAGCCGAGATGACCGTCCCTGGGGATACTATGAGGTACTCCTCACGGAAGACGGAATCCAAGTAAAAAGAATCGTCGTGCACGAAGGCAAGCGCCTTAGTCTACAGACACACCAGCACCGAGCCGAGCACTGGTTCATCAAGTCAGGCACAGGTCTTGTCACCGTTGGTGACACCACAGAGGAAGTCTACTCTGGCTCCGCAGTCAGCATTGGCCGTGGAGAAGTTCACAGGGTTGAGGCAATCAAGGAGCTCACGTTCTACGAGGTGCAGATTGGAAGCTACCTCGGTGAAGATGACATCGTCAGAATCGAGGACGACTTCGGTCGATAAGGTGATCCTGCTAGTGTTTTTCTCGTAGACGAGGATGTATAATAGTGGTAGACAACAAGAACCCGTGGATGTGCAGCGACTGCCATAAATGCTACGTGGTTACAAGTCTAGCCAGAGACTGCGAAGAAAGACACAAGGAGACAAAATGAGCAAGAAACACGAAACGTGGACGTGTGGAGACTGTCAAGCCGTTCACCCTCAAACGATACTTCGTTGTGACGCGCCGCAGCACGGGCTAGGCGAGGAGGTCGTCCTTCTTCGCGCGCAAAAGAGTCAGCTCGAGG